CGAACCTTTTCAAATATAATCATTCTAAGTCTAAGTCTTGTGCCTCTGTATATAAAGATTTCATTTGATTCTTTAATCTATCTTTACTTAAATCAATAGATAAGTCATCAATGTATTTGTTTAATAGTGTTACTGTATCTTCTGTGTTCTCTACGATATCATCTGATACCGAACTTGCATCTAAGTCTGAAAAGTCCTCAACAATTTTTATATCGTATGCATCTGCTGTATACAACTTGTCTAAGAATTGGTCAAACTGATATAAATCTTTTTTAGTAACTACGATAAGTTTAACATACTTATTAGCATATTTTGAAACATCATGTTCTAAATAATTTTCTTTAGTGTCATCATAATATATTTTTTCGTATATACTATATGGATTAACTATTCTTTCTAACTCTCTTGTTTCTGTATCATAGATGTGAAAACCTTTTGGGTCTTGCCAATCATTCCAATAGATTTCATATGGTGTACCTAGATAATAGATTTGACCATCATCTGATTTGTGATGGAAATGTCCACTCATGACTGTATCAAACTTTCTAAAAAATTCTTTATCCTTACCACCTTGTGATACAATGACATTCTTATTCATTTGGAAACCATTGATTTCTAAATGACCCATACATATTTGAGCTTTGGTTTCATCTATCATACCTTCTGCATAGAGTTCATTTGATTGTGTAATCCACGGCATTAATAATATTGGTAATCCATCAAAGTCTACTTCTGTTGCATCTTCGTAGAGGTGAATGTTATTATGTTTAGTACCTATTAATTCTGTAAGTGAGTTTACATCACTAATATTTTTATAATAGATATCGTGATTACCAACTAGCATATGTAAGTCAATACCCAAAGTATTAAATGGTACTATAAATCTTTCTCTAAAATCTTTTGCAGTTCTATATGATACATACTTACGCCTGTCAAAACAATCACCTAAATGTATACAGGTTTTAATATTGTTTTGTTGTAGGTATGGGAAGAATACACCCTCATAGAATTGATAGAAGTGTTCATTAAAATTTAAGTTATCATTTCTTGCACCGAAATGAGTATCAGTTATAAGTGCTATTTTCATTATGTAGTTTTATCAGTTTCCATGAAGTTTTCTAAACCTTCTGATTCTTTTTCTTTCTTCTCTTTCTTTTTGACAACATAAACATCTTCGTCTGGTAACATAATGTCTGGGTCAAAACCTTGTACATCATAGATTGTTTCATCACCCTCATTCACAGTAAAGCTTTCGTATTGTCTGTTCTCAATTATTTTATTTTTGATATGTGTTTGTTTCTTTTCTTTTTGAATTCTTCTTAGAAATGCATAGTATATGATTTGGGTAAAATAAGCAAAAGGATTCTTTGACTTCTCTGGGTCAAAGTTATGTATGTATTGTAAACAGTTTTCTATACCATCAGATACCATCTCTGAACGATAGGTATAGTTAATGAAGTTAGGTCTATAAGATAATCCATTTGCAATCTTTAGAAAACACTCACCTATGTAATTAGTTACTTGGGGTCTTTCCTCACCTGCTTCTTCTGCATCAACACAATTTTGTTTCCATTCTTTCATGGCTTCTAGAAACTGTTTGTTATCTATGTAATGAGCATTCTTTTTCTTTTCTTTTGCCATCTTTGTTCCTTAAAAATAATATGATGTAATAGTACCATTCTCAAACATATTATGTCAAGTTATATCTGTGTTTTTTTGTAAAAACTTTTTTTGATTTATTATTAAAAAACACTTGACAAACAATGTATAGGACCATTATAATCGTTGTGTTCCGCCGAGAACAGTATATACTCTAAAGAGATGAGTTAATGTTTTGTACCACTACATGGCAAACTATCCATTTCTTCTTCTGTCAATTCTTTTAATGGGTCATCTCCTTCCTCAATATTTGTTAAAGCAGAAATATATTGTTTAAATAATCTTTTCACTTCTTCTGTCGCAACCTCTCTATCTTCTTCATCAACATCTTCTGGGAAACTTGGTTGAATAGATGGTTCAAAATCTTTTCCTACCATCTCAGCTTCTGCTTCATTGTAACTACTTAACATAAAGTTATAATAATTATTTAGAGCATAAGATGCTGGAGCAACTGTAATAATAGTTGACTTCTCAATATCTAACTCATCTGATTCGGTAAATGGTTGTAACCAACGAGATAAAGTTAATGCTTCAACAATACCTTTCTTAGTTACTTTATTTTTTAATTCCATTTTGAGTGGGTGTATCACATGTAAAGTAGGTGAACCCTCATCCAATCTTGTGGGTATACAAGTACAAACGATACTTTCGCCGTTAGCTAATTTTAATATCCTAGTCGTATTATCTTCCATATTATACTCCTTTATATTCTAACTTTGTTAATCTCATAATCAAATTCTTCTTCATTGTATATATTTATTCTTTCTAAAAAGTGATTAAGTGTAAAATTCTTCTTATCATTATAGGTAAAATCATCAGCAATATCTAAAAGGGTTGTGTGTACTTCACCCATATTCGGTCTACGCAATCCACGACCGATACTTTGGAGCACTCTAATTCTACTTTTACTTGGACTTGCGAACACGACATTGTGCAAGTTCCTAATATTAATACCAGTACTAAATGTACCATATGACGCCACGATAATTGCATTTGTTTCTTTCTCTGTTATTTCTCTTATCTGTTCTCTTGTTTCTGTATCCACTCCACCATGTATAAAAAATACTTTTCTATCTAAATCTTTCATCATGCTATATAGTACTGTGCCGTGTTTCTCTACTAGTTGATACAAGCAGAGGGTGTTACCCTTCAAATTATCGCAAAGACCCCTTATAAAGTCATTACGAGTCTTGTGGGATACTATATAGTCCAACTCCTCACTATACTTTAAGTCCTTTACTGCTTTACAATCACTTTCACTATGTTTTAAAACAATACACTTAATTTTCAATTCAGCAAGTGTATCTTTATCCATCAACTCTTTTGTGGTTGTTACTTTTTCAACCTTTCCAAACAATCCTTCTAAAACTAATCTGTGTGTCTGTGTACCATCTAAAGTTCCTGTCATACCAAAACGATATTTACAATCTATTAGTTTTGTCATAATCGTTGTCAATGATTTAGATTTAAATAAATGTGCTTCATCTCCTATAACACAACCAAACTTTTCAAAGTAATTTTTATCTAATTTAAAGAGCGATTGCCATGTAGAAATAATTACAGGTTTATTTGTATCTTTTTCATGACCTTGATATATTCTATGTAAGTATTTATCACTCCAACCATAGTCAATAAAATCAGAATACATTTGTTCTACTAGTGATGTAGTTGGTACAAGGATTAATATTTTTTTATCTTTTAATAGATAGTGGTAAAATCTTATCAATGCATAAATGATTAATGACTTTCCACTAGCAGTTGGTGATACTAACATACCTCTATGATTACTTAATGCATATTGGATTGCATTGAGTTGATAATCTCTCACCTCTAACTCTTTTCCTTTTGATTTTGGTTTAAGAGATTTTACAAAGTCTGTTACTTTTTTTATATCTAGAGTATCACTATCATCAACATCTTTTGCAATAACACATTCAATATCATTTCTTTCACAAAACTCTTTGATGTATGATAACAGACCCACATAGATTTGTCCAGTTTTTTGTGAAAATAATCTTATCTTACCATCCCAAATTTTATTTCTATATGCTGGCATAAATTTATGCCCCGGCACTTCAAAAGTAAAATAATCTACTAATGCACGACACATGCCGTCATTGTCACACTCAATGTGTAAGTAAACTTCGTTAAGTTTAAATATGTGAATTTTGTAATGTGTGTGGTTGTCCATAGTCACCTCTTAATATTATATTCCATGAAATACTAATTCTATCTTTTTCCGTTGTTGGCACCCAATGTTGTAACCAACTTGGGAATATTAATCCCATTCCCTTTTGAGAATTAAACTGTACCATACTTGAATTATCAAATGTAGTATATTCTAAGTTAGGGTGTAATACACTTGCTTGTGGTCTTGGGTCAAAAAATTGTATTGGAGCTCCATCTTCCAAATAATATACTCCAGAAAATACATTATTAGAATGTGTATGTGGTGGATGTGAATCACCTTTCTTTAACATGTTTGCCCACATACCTGTTATTTCTAATGTATCATATCGGTATTTAGATTCTCTACAAATCTTTTCTGTTACTTCAAAAACTTTTCTTTTAAATGAAGGTAACTTTTTGTGTAAGTCATCTTGAGTTTGTAAAATTACTTTTGTTTCTGATGAGCGTAATTCTTTTAAAACAACACCATGCTCATCACTACTCATATTGTATTCAAACTCTGATACAATTGTAGGAAATAATTTATGTTGAACTACATCAACCATGATACAATACTCCAGCGTGTTCCTTGTGTAATCTTTTTAACCTCGTGTGGAAACATAAAGTTTGATGGAAAAATTAATGCTTCACCTGTTTTAATCGTTGGTTGTTCTTCTGAAACTAAGAACTCACCACCTTTAAAATTATCATTTAAAAACAACAAAACAGATGCTTGTGGGTAACCATATGTTTGTCCATGACTATGATGTATGTTATCACAATGTCTTGACATAAATCCACCAACATCATATTTGTTTAATCTAAAATCTGTTGTTTTCTGCACAACAAAATCTCTGTCGAGAAAATTTTTCATCTTTACTGTATATTCCTTTGCAACTTCTGATACAGCATCTTTTAAGTCATTGTAAAATATATTATCTTTACGAATCCATATTTCATCCATCTCTACTCTTTTTTCATTTGGGGATAGACCTTTATGTGTTGAGTAAGTTGATTTG